GGCCGTGGATGGGTGTAGTGCTGACGATTCTGGCCGGGGCCGGTGGGTCGAATTTCTGGCACGACATATGGCCGAAGCGGGAGTGACGTCGCCGATGGATCCTACTGTAGCGGTGTCGATTGCGGTGTCGCTGGTCGCGGTGTTGGTGACGGTGTTGTCATGGCTGACCTCGGCGCGGAAAGGACGCGTGGACAATTTGTGCAAGATCATCGATGCGCAGTCATCGCGGATCGATGATCTGCGCGAGGATCTGAGAGATGCGATGGCGCGAATTGAGCATCTGGAAACGGAGAATCGGTGGTACCGGACGATTTTCTCGCAAGAGGGGATAGATCCGGATACGTACCTCAAGGAGCGAGCAGATGTCGGTGCTAGTTAACCGCGGGCTGGAGCAAGGCGAGGGGTACGCGGACAAGGCGGGCGGGACGGTGCTGGTGTTCCGCGAGGACGGCACGCCGATCGATACGATTGCGCGTGGCGAGGACAATCCGCCGGCGGGGTGGGGGATCTGGTATACGTGGGAGCAGGCAGCTCCTCCGTGGGATCCCGGCAACGAGGTTGGGCATGCGAGACCGGAGACGCGTTATGCGCCGCATTTGGAGCGTGTGCAGGAGGGCGAATCCGGGTTCGTGATGTACTCGTTCTATCGCATCCATCACGGGGGGCTGTTCCAGCGGGTTGAGGATCTGGAGCCCGGCGTGCGGTATCAGTTCACGATCGGCAACCACGCGTGGAGTTCCACGGATGACAATCCGCTGACCTCGGACGGCGCGCCTGGGCCGTTCTATCGGCTGTTGGCGGATCTGGGCCCGGACAGTGGTGGATTGGAGAATTATCGCGCGCGCGTAGGTGTTGATCCGACGTGCGGGCTGGATCCGTTTGTGGGTGACGTGGCCTGGGGGCCGTGGGCGGTCATCTACAATGCGTATCGCGATCTGCCGCCAGTGAGCGCGGTGACCCAGAGCGAGCGGATGACGGTGTTCACTGAGCATCGGTTCTTGTGGCCGTTTGAGCACTGTGATGCGTATTACGACGGTGCGGTTCTGGCGACGAGCCAGGATCAACCGGCGCACGATGGTTGGACGGATGGGCGGGCGCAGTATGAGCGGACGTTTGTGCTGCTACCGCCGGGTGCCGGGGCTGCGTGGGCCAGGGCCGTGATCGAGGCGACGTGGGACGAGATGCGGTGGACCCTGGGTGGGTCGGCCGATGACGCAGGGATCGGGCCGGAGGTGCGGCGGGTGATCCCGGTGAATCCGCATATGTGGGTTAATGACCTGGAGGCCTTCTTCCTGGAGCACTATGCCGGAATCGAGTATGTGCCGGCGGAGGCGGCAACACCGGACGCGCTGATCTACGTGCTGAATGCGCTGATCGCGGGCTCTGAGGAGCCGGGTGGGCCAGAGGAGCCGGATGAGCCTCCGGTTACCCCTCCAAGCGGCGGCATGCAGAGGTTCCTCAACTTGCCGGTGAATCTGGCCGGGGGATTGCACGTTAAGGGGCTGTTCGAGTATTGGCAGGAGCTGGTGCGGGATGCGCCGCCGGGCGTGCTGAAGGTGTTCAGCGCGGGGGATGCGTACCATATCGGGCAGTTTGCACGTGCGTTGGAGCCGGATGCGGCGCAGCCGAAGACGCGGTCGGTGTGGCGGCGGTATGTGAGCAATGACGGCGCGTGGGTGAATGTGGCGGATCGCAGGGCGAGCGCGCGGGCGTTTTTGGCGCTGTATCAGGCGGAGGTGGCGACGGCGGCCAGGAATCTGGGGATCACAGAGGCCGAGCTGCTGCGGTGTATCGATTACATTGGGAGCATCAACGAGGTGATTGGGACATTCGATCCGGAGACGCCGCGGCTGGTGGAGTTCGATGTGTATTTCGCTGAGGCGATCGACGAATGGGCTGGCGGGCTGGTGAAGGGCACGTTGCTGACGGTTGCGGTCGGGAACCCGCACGAGAGTGAGGTCCCGTTGCTGCTGCCCGTTGCCGAGGTCTCTCATCGGGATGGGCACCTTCTGGATTACCACGGCTATTGGACGGCGACGCGGGAGCAGTCGTTCCTGGGTGATCACTGGCAGTATCACGCAGGACGGTGGGCGGCGTGGGACGAGGTGTTCACGGCCCATGGGCTCTATCCGCTGTATATGGCGGGCGAGGCCGGCGTGGTGGCCAGCCATAGTGCGGACGGGACGGACTTCGGCGGCGGAGAGAGTTGGAAGGTACTGGGCGACTTCCCGAACTATCTGGCGATGATCCGCAAGAAGAACGATCTGATCAGGGCCTGGAACGCGACGCACGGCGACCGAATGTTGGGCGACGCCCTCTTCACGGGCGAATTCTGGGGCTGGGATCATTTCAAGATCGGGCCCGGGGACGTGCGGCTGTTGATCGAGGGGGCCCGGACGTGGTGACGTTCCCGTGGGTGACGGTGGTCCGGCTGCCGATGAAAAATCTTGAGAAGCCTTGGTATGAGGCGACGCGGGTGTTTGGGCCGTATAACGGGCATCCGCGCTATTGCGAGGATTGGAATCTGGAGGCCGGTGGCGATTCAGATCTGGGGGAGCCTCTGGTAGCGCCGTGGTCGGGCGTTGTGATCAATGCGTATGAAGCCGGCGGTGCGTGGGGCAAGATCGTGCGGATTATGGGATTGACGCCGGCGGGCGACATGGTGACGTGGATGGGGGCGCACCTGGCAGAGGTGTGGGTGCGCGCGGGGGATGTGGTGATGGTGGGGGATTGTGTTGGGACGATCGGAAACGCCGGCGGGCGGTATGCGGCGCATCTGCACGAGCAGATCTGCGTGGGCGAGGTCCCCGGGCCGGAGGTGTTCGGCACGGATCGGCGGTTTGATTTTCGGCAGCCGTCGATGTTCTACGGCGAGCATGGGGTGGATGCGGAGTTGATCCGGAGGGTGACGGAGCGGGATGGGCAGTGAGGAGGAGCGCGCAGTGGAGCAATTGGTAGAGATTGAGACATCGGCAACCTCAGCGGGTTCGGCGATGATCACAGGCAGCCCTTCTCCCGAAGAAACGCCGGAGGCGCCTGCGACGGCCACGTCGCCGGTGCCGGCATCGCCGGAGTCGCCGGTGTCTCAATCTGTGTCAATGGCAGAGGTGGGGCCGGCGACCCCGCGGTTGCCCGGGATGGAGCAGGCCGCGAGGAATCCGTACGACGAGGCTCAGCTGTTGTCGGAGCAGGCGCGGGCGATGTTTGAGTCCGGCGATGGCGCCGTAGCATGGCTTGACGATTACTTCGCGCTGCAGGTAGATGGCTGGAGCTGGCGCCAGGCGGTGTATATCATCTGGGCGAGCCAGCCGAAGGCGACGCGCGTGCCCGGGACAGAGTCGGAGCTGGCGGTGCAGGTGTTGGGCCTGGCCTCATCGCGCGCGATCCGGGTGTGGAAGCAGGAGAATCCACAATTGGAGCTACGGATCCACAAGCAGCAGATGTTAGAGCTGGGGCGGAATCGCGCGGAGGTACTCGCGGCGCTGAGTGAGAGCGCGGCGACGCCGAGCTATCGCAATTATCGCGACCGGGAGTTGTACCTGAAGATCCACGGCATCTACAAGCCTACGGAGCGAGTGGAGGTCGGGTTGTTGTCCGGGGAGGAGCTGGAGGAGATGAGTGCGGAGGAGCTGGCGGCGCTTGCGAGTGTGCCCGTGGATTCGGTGGAGCGCGCTACATGAAGCGGGCCGCCGGCACGGAGGCGGTGCAACGCGAGCGGGCACGGCGGAAGTTGGCGCGCCAGGACCTGATCGCGTTTGCTTGGTACACGTTCCGGGCGTATCGCGCGGCGGCGGTGCACCGGCTGTTGGCGGATCATCTGATGCAGGTGGAGCAATATATCCGCACGGGCGGCAAAGAGGGGATCGGGCGGCTGATGGTCTTTATGCCGCCGCGGCATGGGAAGAGCGAGTTGGTCTCGGTGCGGTTCCCGGCGTGGTTCCTCGGACGGAACCCCGATATGCGGGTGATCCTGGCGAGCTGCACGGCGAGTTTGGCGACGGGGTTCAGCAGGCAGGTGCGGGACACGATTCGGGACGACGCGTTCGGGGCGATTTTTGGTGACAAGAGCGGCTTGGCGGGCGACGAGCGTGTGGCGCTGAGTCAGGAGAGCCGGAGCGCCGAGGCGTGGGACATTGACGGTCACGCGGGCGGGCTGGTGGCGGCGGGTGTGGGTGGTTCGATTGTTGGGCGGGGCATGCACCTGGGCATTGTTGACGATCCGATCAAGAACCGCGAGGAAGCGGAGAGCAAGATAAACCGCGAGTCGATTGATCGGTGGTATCGGAGCACCTTCTATACGCGGCTGGAGGATGGCGGAGCAATTGTATTGATGCACCAGCGGTGGCACTTCGACGATCTGGCCGGACGGCTCCTGCGGCGGATGGTGGAGGATGACGCGGCTACGGATACGCCGTTGGTAGATCAGTGGACGGTGCTGAATCTGCCGGCGATCGCGGAGCCGTGGGCGCAGAGCGTGGCGGCGGATGAGATGATTGAGGCCGCGAAGCGCGGCTGGTGGAAGGGTGTGGATGCACTGGGGAGATCGCCCGGCGAGCCGCTGTGGGGCTCGAAATATGACGTGGCTGCGTTGGACAGAATCCGGGTGAACGTGGGGTCGCGTGAGTGGGACGCGATGTACGAGCAGCGGCCTCAGAGGCTGGAGGGCGCGCTGATTAAGGCCTACGATATCCACCAGATACGGCCCGACCAGGTGCCGGAGGGATTGCGCGAGGTCCGGCATTGGGATCTGGCGGTCTCCGGACGGAAGCGGGCCGACTACATCGCCGGCGCGCGCGTGGGGCGGTCCAGCGACGGCAAGCTCTACATCCGGCACATTGCCAGGCTGCCCGGGCCCTGGGCGGACGCCAAGTCGAAGATGATCGAAGTGATGCTGCGCGACCCGGCCTCGGTGACACAGGGGATCGAGATCAGCGGCCAGCAGGGCGGCTATCTGCAGGAGCTCCGGCGCGATCCGCGGCTCATTGGGCGCGCGCTGGTGGGCGTCAATCCGCAGTCGGTAGGCAACAAAGTGGTTCGGGCCAACGTCTGGGCCTCCAGGATCCCCGACGGGCTGGTGCACCTGGTGGCGGCCAACGGGTGGGACGTTGACGTTTTCCTAAGCGAGGCGGTCGCCTTCCCGCTAGGCGCACACGATGACCAGGTGGACGCGGTGAGCGGCGCCGTACAGATGCTGCCGGCGACGATGAGCTTCGGAGAGGTACCGCAAGCGCCGGACGTACCCAGTCAGTGGGATCTGTTCGGCGAGATCGGTGGGGGCGACGGCGATCGATGGGGTCAAATGGATTCGTTTGGTAATCTGGGGGGCTGATGGCGCGAATACCACTGACTGAGGTCGGGCAGACCGGGTTGATGCAGTTTGCCGGACAGGTAACGGAGACCTACACGGCGAAGCTGGCGTGGCCGGCGGCGTACGGCGTCTACGATGAGATGCGGCGCCGGGATCCGACGATCCGTACGATGTGGAACGCGCTGGTGATGTTGAGCCGGACGGCGAGCTGGTATTTTGAGCCGGAGAGCGAATCCGTTGAGGATCGTGAGGCTGCGGACTTCTTGCAGGATTGCCTGGGTGACATGAGCCATACGCCTGATGATGCTATCGAGGACGCGCTGACCTGCGTGCTGTTCGGCTGGTCCTGGCTGGAGATCGTCTACAAGCGCCGGGATGACGGCACGATCGGGTGGCGCAAGTGGGCGCCGCGACGGCAGTCGTCGTATTCCCGGTGGAAGTTCGACGCGACCGGCGGTCTGCAGGGGATGGTCCAACGGCCGGCGCCGGCGTATCAGGAAATCGCGATCCCGATCGACAAGAGCCTGCACTTCACGTTCCAGCGCGACGGCGGGAATCCCGAGGGGATGGCGCTGCTGGAGTCACTGTACGAGACCTGGTACTACCTCAAGAATTTGCAGATCATCAACGGCATCGGCTGGCAGCGCTCGTTTGTGGGGCTGCCGGTCTTCGAGTTCGAGCAAGCACCGCAGCCTGACGACAAGGCTGCGGTAGAGGCTATCGGAAAGGCGTTGTCGGTGGACGCCAAGCAGTACTTGAGTGTGCCCGCCGGCGTCAAGTTTCATCTGGAGAGCGTGAGCAATTCCAGCGCCGAGGCCCTGCTGCACACGATCCAGTTTTATCGGCTGCTGATGTTGCAGACGATGTTGGCGGATTTTATCAACCTGGGGACCGGGCAGACGGGCTCCTGGGCATTGGGCTCGGACAAGAGTCAGCTCTTCTTGATGGCCATTGATGGGACGCTGGATCGGCTGGCCAACGTGGTCAATGCGCACGGCGTGCCGAGGCTGCTGGCGTACAACCCGCGGATAGCCGGTAAGGCGAAGCTGACGCATACCAAGGTCGAGAAGCCGGCTCTGGGCCAGCTGGGGAGTTGGCTGCAGCAGGTGGGCGATCTGCTGACGTGGACGCCGGAGGACGAGAACTGGATCCGCAAGCGCACGGGCATGCCATCTATCTCGGCGGATCAGCGGGGACGGAAGCCCGTCACGGACGATGCCGGCGATGGAGATGCATCCGGCGGCGCACTCTCGGAATTCGCTGAGCCCGCCGGTTACGACGGCCGTGATCAGGAGCGCAAGAAGCTCGAAGGCGGTTTCGCCGGCGAGATATTGCAGTTCCTGAAGGCTCAGCTAGAGCGTGTGGCGGCTGCGGCGGGCAGCGATCGCGAGGTCGCTGACGACGATGAATTTTGGCAGCGGGAATCGTCCACGTTCCACCAGACGTTCCTGGGCAAGCTGATGACGGTGGTCCGGGCGCTGGTCGGGCTGGCGGTCGAGGATACGACGGCGCAGGTGGGCGGCGGGGCCGACTGGACCGAGGTCAATGCGGCGGCGGCAGCATGGGCGCGCGAATACGTTGACGAGCTGATCACCGGTATCACGGAGACTACGCGCAAGGGCGTCTTCGAGGCGGTGGCTACCTGGATCGAGGCCGGAGCGGAGTTGCCGGATCTGGTAGAGGCGCTGACGCCGACGTTTGGCGAGGTGCGCGCTGACATGATCGCGTCGACAGAGGTCACGCGCGCATACGACGAGGCCAACGAGATCGTGCGACAGCAGTTGGGACTCCCGTCGGCGCTGAAACGCGCGCCGGCGCACCCACGCTGTCGCTGCGCGACCCGGCCGGTACTCTTGCCAAATGGCGAATGGGTCGTGGTCTGGTACACGGTGCGCGACGACCGCGTCTGCAAGCGGCCGCTGAGCACGCCGTGGGGCGGTGCGGCGGGATGTCGCGATCTGCACGGGATGATTGTCAGCGAGAACTATGGCGGGCAGATGCTGAGCGACGTGCGGGCGGCGGTGAAATGATCGGCATCAGCAACCTGGCGGATTTCAAGCGGCAACTGAAAGGCATCCAGGATGCGCTGCAGGCTGAGGCCGAGGGCGGGGCGATGGAGAGGGTGGGCGAGACCGTCCACCAGGCGCTGCTGCTGCTGGCCACGTACGCGGCGGACTATCCGCCGCAGCCAGCGGACAGCGATTACCGCCGGACCGGGACGCTGGGACGGCTGTGGACAACGGCGACGCCGCACATGACGATGAGCGGGCACGTGCTGGATGCCAGGATCGGCAACGCGACGCCCTACGGCCCCTGGGTCCAGGATCCGGAGCGGCAAGGGCGGGTGCACCGCGGCCGCTGGCAGACGACAGATGAGGTGGTCCAGTCCCATCTCGGTGAGGTGGACGCGCTCCTGGCGGGAGCGGGGCTGGACATAGTGGAGCGGGTAGCCGCCCAGGCAGGAGGATGACAGTGGGGACAGCATCGGGATTCTTGTTTGCGGAGTTCGCTGAGGGGCAGCCGGTGGAGTTTCTGCGACTCGGTACGTTCACCGACGCCCACGGGCGGGAGATCGAGATCACGTCGGAGGTCCTGGACGCGATGGTGGCCAATTTCGCGGCCAACCAAGCTGGGCAGGACGTGCCGATCGATGTCGATCATGAGCGCAGCGAGGCTGCGGGTTGGGTTACCAAGCTGTGGCGCGAGGGCGATCGGCTATTGGCCGAGGTGGACTGGAACGAGCTGGGCGAGCGCATGGTCGGGGAAAAGATCTACAAGTATCTGAGCGCCGCGATTGATACGGCGCGCTGGGTATTGACGAGCATTTCGCTGGTTAATTTCCCGGCGGTAAAAGGGCTCAGGCCGGTTGAGCTGGCGGAAGGCCTATATGCCTGGGGAAGGGGCCGGATCAGCGTGGCTGCGTTTTTCCGGGCGCGTATACATCAATCGTTTGCCAGCGTTGCCGACCAGATGGCTATGTCCGGGGTCATATCCGCTGAACAGCGAGCGGCTCTAGGCGGGGCTATCGATGAAGCCACCGACTCCTTCGCCGCGCAGGTTGGCGAGCTGGGGGAATTGCTGATCGAAGCTCCGGGCTTTGAGTCGTATTACTATTCAGAAGTAACAGGAAGGGAGACTGTCGAGATGAATGAGGAAGAGCGGCGTGAGGAACTCCGCCAAGAGATCCTGGCGGAATTGGAGGATAAGCGGAAGGCGCGGACCGAGTTGCGCGAGGAGGTGCGCACTGAGGTCGAGGCGGAACTACGCGAGGAGATGGAGCGGCGCGGGAAGCTGGCCGAGTTCGCCGCAGATCTCTGCGGCGGCGAGGCGGGCCTGAGCACCGATCCGGCCGAGCTGGTCACGCTGATGGCTGGGATGGAAGCGGGAGCCTTGGCAAGGTGGCAGGAGGTACTGCGGGCCAAGGTTGCTGATTTCTCAGAGGCGGGCTCCAGCCGCGAAGGGCGCGATGACTCGAAGGAGCTGCCGGCCGAGCTGGGCGAGCAGTTGCAGGTCTGGATCGATGCCGGGCATGGTGTTGCGGAGTTTTTCAGCCTCAATGCCGATGTCGTTGACGGCGCGATGGACGAATATAACCTGACCGAGTTTGACAAGGGCGGCGAGAGCTAGTCCTGGGACGGGTGGCCGGTTCATTACGAGTGCAATTGGAGGTACGAGAGAAATGGCTGATCTGACTAAGGACGCTCCGCTCAGATTCCTGGGAGAGGCGAAGAGCGAGAAGTGGGTGTTGGACAACAGTGCGGCCCAGAGTGTGTTCAAGGGCCAGCCGATGATCATGGATCTGAGTGAGGATACCGTGTATCCCCGCGGGTACGTCGATGCCACTGTGGTGGCAGCGACCGACATCTTCATCGGTATCGCAGCCGAGGCGAAGGCGGTCGCGACAGCGGACACGGAGACCGACAACGAGATCGAGATCTACACGTATTCGACCATCATCGGTTTCAAGTCGAGTGTCTTCACCGACGCCGACGTGGGCGACACGGTCTATATGAGCGACAGCGCTACGCTGAGCGACACGGCCGCGGATAATCCGCAGATCGGGAAGCTGCAGCGCGTGCTGAACGGCTACGCGTTTGTGCAGTTGGTCACGCCGCAGATCTGCACCGGCGCATAGCGCCGGCGCGTAGCGAGCGACAGTAATCAGTGAATTGAGGGACAGGAGGGCGGGATGATTTCAGGGAATGTACCAAAGCATTTGGTCTCCGGGGCGCGGACGGGATTCCTCGTCGCGACGCGGAGTGCGAAGATGCCGTGGCAGCGCATCGCGATGCAGCTCAACATGGACGGCAAGAGTCAGGACCTCGTGGACCTCGGCGCCGCGCCGATGCCGGTGAAGAGCACGACCGGTCGCGAGATCCAGGACATGATCGAGAAGTCGATCAGCGTTACGCCGGAGGACTGGGAGATCATCGTCTGGATCAGCCAGAACGCGATCGACGACGACCGGACTGGGGAGTTGGACCGAAAGTCGCGCGGCGCAGGGGTCAACTTCCAGCGCCACATCAACAAGCGCGTCTTTGAGGTCCTGAACGGCGGTGACGGGAGCACCTACGGGGGCTGCTATGACGACTCCGACTTCTTCGACGACGACCACGCGGACGCCGGCGCCCACTACAACACGGATCAGGACAATGAAAACGCCTTGACCCTGAGTCTGGACAACTTCGAGACTGTTTATGTGGCCGCACAGCAGTTCGTGGACGATCAGGGGGAGTATACGGAGTACATGTACAACCTGCTGACCGTGCACCCGTCGAACGAGCGCGTCGCGTCGCAGATCTGCACCAACGAGTGGTCGTATGACGGGGCCAATCGCGAGCGCAATCCCTACGACGGGAAGATGAGCTATATCGTGTCGTCGAATCTGGACACGACCGCGTGGCATCTGATCGCTGCCGATGAGGACATCAAGCCGATCATCGTGGCGATGCGCAAACAGCCGACGCTGCAGGATGCATGGTTCGATCCGTTGCAGCCCGACGGCGGCCGGAACTACTTCAAGTTCCACGCCCGTTACGAGATGTACTACGGCGACTGGAGGCTGGCAGCCCAGGGCAACACCTAGGCCTGCGGCTTGATGAGAGTCTTTGCCTACTGCACGACAAGCGCGCGGCGGGCGGTGAGTGCGGCGACCGGGGTGTCACCACTCTCATCGCCGCCGGCGCTAGCAGCTACCTTCGAGCCACTGTGGCTGGAGGGGCACGATTTGTTGTACTTCCGGCTGCACGGGAAGCCTGGCGCAAATGCCTGGTACAACGACGCGGGATCCGCGGCGCTGACGGAAGACCAGGTGCTGGCGGCGGACCTTGGCGGAGCGGTGGTGGTCGTGGCGAACTGCTACGGCGACGGAGGCCCGATGGTGCGGGCGCTGTATGCAGCCGGCGCCACGGCGGTGATCGCTGGGGCGGGGCCTAACTACGCAGCCGTGAGGCGGGTGGTGGGCGCGGATCTGCTGGTGCGGTGGGTGATCCTGGGCTTGCGGATGGGGCTGGGTGTTGATCGAGCGTTGAGTCTGGCGCAGATGCGCCTGAAGATGAGCAGTTGGCGCCCGAGCGATCGGGACGCTGCACAGTTTGTGGTGCTAGGGAGGCGAGATGTCGAGGAAAGAGACGTGGTTTAGGGCCGGGCTGGTGGTGGCGGTCGCGATGGCGCTGCTGTTCAGCGCGCTGGCGTTCGTCGAGTCGCAGACGCAGATCCAGGAGATGAGTGCGTCGGGCTATCTGCTGGCGCTGGACGATGGCACGGGCACGGTGCAGTTCAGCGTTACGGACGCCGGTGTGGTGAGCGCTGCAGATTTCTCGGCGACGGATGATCTGATAGCGGCGGATGACGCGACGATCGGGGGCGACCTGGTCGTAACCGATGCGGCTGACGTGGGTGGATTGCTGAATTACGGCGCCAACAACATGTATCCGCTGGGCTATGGCACATCGGGCCAGGAGATCGTCTGCGCGACAACTACAATCACCGGCGAGAATCAGGCGGTGACCGTAACTGGCATCACGACGGTGACCTACGGCTTCGCGTGGTTGATCACGGATCCGGGGACCGGTGACGGCGATCCGTATATGGTGACAACGGATGCAGCGCCCGGAAACGGCACGATTGTGGTCAATGTATGGCAGGATTCCGCTACCGCTGCGAGCTCGGGGGCGGCGATCGGCTACTGCGGTATCGGCGACGAATAGGAGGGTTACTAATGGCCAAGCTATTTATGGTGCGCGTGCGGCCCGACTATCGCTGGCGGATGGCGCGCGTGGCGGGGCGTGAGTTTTCCAAGGCGCCAGAGGTCCTGAACGAGGCGTATGTCAACGACGAGATGCGCGCGTCGGACCTGCTGGTGATCGAGCCGGCGGCCGGCGAGACGGAGCCGGTCAAGAAACCGTCGTCGAGACGTACCTCCAAGAAAGCGCCGTCGAGACGTACCTCCAAGAAAGCGCCGAAGGCGCCCCCGGAGGGTGGCGATGGATAGGCCTGTGCATGTGGCGAATCTTGGGGCCGAGGCCGTTGCGGAGAGCACGCCGTATGTGTTGGTCGACCTATCGGACGTGACCAACTTCCCGCACACCAAGACCCAGGAGCTCCATCTGCTAGGATTGATCCTGGAGGCGGAGAAGGCCTCGGATGGGGCGTTCGATATCTGGGTGGGCGTGGTTACGGAGAATGACGCGGCTAACGGCTCGGTCCAGTGGGTGCACGTCTTCCATCTGGAATCGGTCATCAATCCGACGGACAGCACCGATCGGTCGCGTGCTGAGGCGGATTTCACCGCAGGCGGCCTGAATCCCGATGGTATCAACTGCACTGTGGTGAGCGGCGCGATGCCGTTCTTCGTGGGGAATCAGACGCAGGCCGACAATGTGAATTGGCAAAATGATGAGAATCGCGCCTCGCCGGCTGGATCTACAACCAAGCCCGCCGTGGGCGATGTGGCGGTTTGGGTCGAGGAAGTCGCCGGTACCGGGACGATCGATTTCAGTTTGACGGCGCTATACGCCGCCGCGTGAGGAGGGCAGCATGAGAGTAGGGATAGGGGTACTGGTCAATGTCCGCGCAGTGTTGCGTGGGCCGGACGGTACGATCAAAACCGAGCGTCGCGCGCATAACCTGGTCACCGACGTCGGCTGCGCGCATATCGCCGACCAGCTGGCGAGTTCGCAGGACGAGGCCGCGATGAGCCATATGGCCATCGGGACCGGCAGCGCCGCGCCGGCCGCAGAAGACACGACGCTGGCCACGGAGCTCGATCGGAACGCTCTGGATAGCTTTGCTCAGGGCGCCGGCGGGGACGACCATAAGGTTGCTTATGTGGCCTCTTGGGCCGCGGGTGATGGCACGGGAGCGCTGGTCGAGGCGGGCATCCTCAATGCCGCGTCCGCCGGTACGCTGCTGGCGCGTGTTGTCTTCTCTGTGATCAATAAGGGCGCGGCGGACACCCTCGAGATCACCTGGACGCTGACAATCGCCGACGACGGTTCGTAGGGAGGTAATTGATGGCGGACTATCCTAGCAGCAAGTGGGCCGGACATGGCGGTCTGACGGACCTCGTTGATTACTGGAACGCGGCGCGGGCGAACGCCATCAGCGACGAGGTCGTCGCGGTCGAGGCCGAGCTGGGCACCGATCCCGCTGGGGATTTCGACGACGTCGCCGCGCGGCTGGCAGCGATTGACGGCCGGCTGATGAAATTCTACGACCCCGACGCCGGATCCTGTGTCTACGTGCCACGATTTGCGCTGAGCGCCGTGGACTATGGCGGATTCGTCATCCAGCAGTTCCCGGCCTCGCAACCTAACGCGACGGCCGACGATGACAATCCCGACGTGGCAGATGGTGCGGCGGTGGGTGCGACGAAGGCACACAGTAAAATGGGCGTCAGCCCGTGGCGGGAAATCACGAGCCTCGAAGCACGGAAGGCCTGCGCCAATATAGGTGCTGGATGGCATCTGATCAGCGCGTTCGAGTGGGCGTCAATTGCGTATCTGAGCCAGGCCCTCGGCACCATGCCGCATGGGCCAAATGCAGATACTGATCCGCCAAGCGACGCCACGTTCACCAGCGAGAAGGGGCTGCGCGATCGAGCGCTGGCGGCGCGCGGCGCACACGATTCAGCTCTCACGGGGTCCGGTCCGGTGGAGTGGAGTCATAATCATCGCGGCGGTATCTATGGCCTCAACGGGGTGTTGTGGCAGTGGAACGACGGCCTGTTCCTGCTGCCGGAAAATCAGAACGACAACAGCGACACCTCACATGCAATCACCGGGGCTGGAGAGGCGGGCTATTGCCTGATCCTGGCGAATCGGGAGGTGAGTCTCACGCTCGCGCCCTATGGCAGCAGCACGGCTACTGCGGCTGGGTCGCTCACGGATACCAACAAATCGTACGTTGTGAATGCATTCACCGGCCACTATCTCTACGACAGCGCCGGGTCGCTCTTCTACATCGACAGCAACACGGCCACCGCGCTATCCATCGACGGCGCCGACACACCGGCAACGGGCCCCTACACTGTCGTCAAACTCGAGGCCACCGACATTACGAGCGGCATGACCACCGGAAATCGCATTCTCACCCTCAGCGCAGACGCAGACCTCGCGCCCCTGGCGATACCGGCGACAACAGACGCGACAGGATCCGCCACCTACGGCAATGACGGCTACTGGCATGCTGCGACAGCCTTACGTGCGGCGGTCCGTGG